TCAAAGAACTTCGCACCGAGACGGCTAAGAGACTCAAGGACTCTCAGACGTATCTTCGTGTTGCCAAGGCGGCTGAATCTCAGGCCCGACGCCGTGCAGTTAGTCGTGGATTCATGGGCGAGGTACAGTTTGCTGGTACAGGGTTGAACGGCAAGGTCTTTACTCCAGATGATTTAGCCTTCCATATCAACGCTGAAGGCCAGATGGCTGACCTAAATACCCTACCGCGTGAGAGTTTGGCGGAGATATCTAAGTTACTACAACCTAGAACCAAAGACTGGCTGGACTCAGCGCAGGCTGTTTCTTCGGCGGCAAGGACTATGCAGGCAGGGTTAGACATCGGTGTACTTATGGTACACGGTCTGCCTACTCTACTCTCGCGCCCTAGTGTGTGGGCAAAGGCGTCCAAAGTTTCTATTGAGGCCGCTGTTTCACCAGTAGCTATGGCGAGGTTTATAGATGACCATTTCCCAACCATCCAAAAACTCATTCAACGAAATCAGTTGCACGGTGCCGGTTCTGAATATGTGGAAGCTTTTAGACGAGGCGGATTACTTCGTGCCGGTGCCGAACGTCTGCCCGGAGCCGCAGGTCGTGGTACGTTACGGACCCTTGAAGCTGCCGAAGCCCAATTTAATGGTTGGCTCGTAGCTGCGAAAGTTTATCTTTGGGAAGCTATGGAGCCGATGGCTCTCCGTACTGGAAGTCCAAAGGCGTTAGATGACCTAGCCTCTCATATCTCTAAAATGACTGGCACTCTCAGTATGGCTAACATGGGTGTCCAACCCACGACTAGAAAGGTCATGGGTGCGATGATGATGTTTGCTCCTAGATACCGTATGGCTATCTACGGATATATGGTCGATGTCTTCCGTGGTGGATTCAAGGGCGACTTAGCCAGAGAAGGTTTAGGCAAGATGATGGCAGGTGGGTTGATGATGTACGCCGCTGCCGCTCATCGTACTGGACAGAAGATGCAGTTAGACCCTGTACCAGCAAACTGTACCTCGCCCATGAATCCACGACTAACTGCACGGCGTCGGGCCTGAGATTCAGCCGCCTTGGCAACACGAAGATACGTCTGAGAGTCCTTGAGTCTCTTAGCCGTCTCGGTGCGAAGTTCTTTGAGCCGTCTCGGTGCGAAGTTCTTTGAATGCTTTGTCCCTATCTGCCTTGAGACGGATAGTAGCAATCTCATCCAACCGAGCCATGATATCAGGCGCACCTTGCTCTGCAATAGACCTACCCGCTAACGAAGTTCCAGACTTAGGGGCACGGCCTACCGTACTGAGTGTCCGCACGAACGCGGAGGCTTGTTTTATACCGTCTAATTGGACTGTAGCGTCTCTAACGGTCTCTATGACCTTTGGCCCCATCCTTTGGTTGATGGTGAAGCCGAAAGGTCTGATGACATCCATTGCCTGCTGGTCCATGACCTGCTTGTACATGGAGTTAAACAGAATCTCTACCGCTTCCATCGGATTGGCGGGAGAGAATCCAGCTTGTAAGGCATCTTCTACAGTGTCATAGGCCCGGAACTTCTCGTAGAAAGGTACGGAACCCAACTTTCCTCTACCACCCCTACGTAACTCGATGTCGTTGAACATCGCCCACACACGCGGGAAGTAATTATCCACCTTGGAAGCAAACAAAGCCTCACGAGGTATCCCTAGCGAAACTAGGTAATCGTTCATCTCATTGACTATCTGTCCAAACCGCTGGAACCAAGCGTTCTGCTCAGGACTCAAAAGGTCAATAACACGTAAATCATCTAGGTTCTCAGCTATCTCGTTGAACGTCAGACCATTGAATCCGGGCAAGCTAGACCTAAACCCATTTTGTGGGTCAAGGCGGAACAAGTCTGTCGGGTCTCCCATCGCCAAAACACGTTGAGACATAGCGTTTGCGGCTTCAGGGACAATTTCCTCTGCCCGTTGTAGAACGGCTTCCATCTGGCGTACAGGGTCATCTACCGAGTTCAAAGCATTCGGATTGAATATTCGGTACGGGAGCTTGAATAACTTAGAGAATGGCGCAGGGAGTTTGTCCGTCGCTGCTATAACACTCGGACGCTGTGTGAAGACCTGCTTGAAAGTCTCTTTCGCTGTAGGAAGAGTGACAATAAGCTTTGGTTCAAAAGGAACGGCCTGCAAAGACTCTTGGATAGCTCGACCTGTCTTTCCAATTTTAGAGGGCAGACCTAGTGGAACAAGATTCTCGGCCAAGCCAAACGGCCCAGCAATCTCACTGATAATCTGCTCTGCTCCCGAACGTGTCTTCTGAAGGGACTGAAGATTGGCTCTAGTCTCACCTAAACTCTGTTCCCCACTAATCAGTTTACCTATCTCACTACGAGCTATCTCACCAGTATCATCTTCTTTGCTGATACCAGGAAGACGTATTTCGCCTAAGACCCCCGCTTGGCTCAAGCCAGGAACAAAGAAGGGGTCTGTCGCGATGGCCTGTGAAGCTGCGGCTAAGGGTTGTTCAACGTTTCGTAATGCTTGTTGGGCTTGAGAGCCAATCACACCTGTAGTTGGGCCAGGAACAATATCCACTAGTTTGTTTAAAATATTGAACTCTGGCAATCCAGGCAAACTAATAGTCGGGAATTGGCCTCCACCACTGGGAGTCGTAGGCGGAGCCGAAGGTTGTACCTGTGCTGTTGGGATACCTTGAGGGCCAGCGACACGCGGGACACCTTGTTGGGCAGCTTGATTAAAAGACGTGCCAATGTTCTGTACGCCTTGTTGAGTCAATTTCTGCGCCTGAATACGACGTAACAATTCCATCAACGCTTGTGGCGTAGGGCCACGCTGTTGACGTGTAGGTATAGGCGGAAAAGCCGCAGGGCTAGGCGGTTGAAGCTGAGGAGTAACCATTACCTACCTAAAGGCTGTGGAGTAATTGCCTGAGACCGACGCTGGAGTTCTTCGGGACTCGTACCTGTAGCTCCAGCCACGCTACCTACAAGGCTTGTAGCATCTGGGCCAGCTTGGTTAAATGCACCGATAGTTGGTAATCCTCCAGTGAAGAAACTACTAAGGTCTTGCTGTTGTCCAAAGGATGAACCTTGTGGAATATTAAATCCTAGACTACCAAGACCAGGAAACACTCCTGATAGGTCAGGAGCATGCTGTTGATTCAAAAGGTTAATCTGGCCCGGAAGCAGATTGGAAGTATCTGTCCCACCGAGAGCCTGCTGACTGGAGGAAGTTAAGCCACCAGGTTGACCAAGAGCATTACCACCTAATAGGTTCAGTGCAAAAGCTCCAAAAGGATTACCGATAGCAGCACTCTGTTGCCCAGCTTGTGTTTGCTGCTGACTGAGTAGTGCATTCAATAAAGCATTTTGTTGGTTGAATTCCAACGAGGCACCAAACTGTTGCGGCTGCGTACCAAATTCACTGGCTTGCTGTCTCTGTCTGTCTTCTTCGGCACGTTGATTCTGCGCAGCGACCGCTTCCTGCTCAACAATGAAATCTAACTGACCTTGCAATGTGGATATCTGTGTCTGAATTAAGACAGCTTCCTCATCGTCAACGGTGCCAGAAATGAGACGTTGGATAAGGCTAAATATCTGGTTGTTCAAAAAGTCTCTTGTCAAAGAGTCGGGAACGATTCCTCCAGTGCTACCAGTACCTGTGGCGTTCGCACCAGGAAATCCTGGGATATTAAATCCACCACCTTCAAGGAATCCTCCACTAGGAGCAGATGCATTTGCCTCCTGTGTGTCTTGTGGACGGAATCCTAACGGCTGGCTTCCACCAGTACCTACTCCGCCAGAAGGTTGAGTACCAGTGAGTGTAGGAAACAAGGAAGCTAGGTCAATATCAGGAGCAACGCTAACCTGTTGACTACCAATCTGCTGAGTCGTAGCTTGAGGAGTCTGTGTATCTTGCTGAGTACGTCCCAGAATACCCGAAGCGAGTTGTCCCACATCTACGCTAGGGTCAGGGATAGTGTTCTGGGTCTCTGCGATGATAGAGTTCGTACCCTGGATAGCAAACCCCTCAGAGTTGATGAAGTTACTCTCTTGGTCTTTAGGTATGACTATCCACGGAGGACTAAGATTCCGCCCTACTGCGGAGATAATGATTCGTCCGCCCGGCCCCTCTTGACGTACTTCTTGGTCTGACCCTAGTATCGCAGACATTACCGAATCTCCATCTTAGTTTGGATGGTAGGCATGATTGCTTCCAAAGGAATATCCCCAATCATCTCCTGACGTTCAGGTTTCCTATTAGGCTGGAGTTGGTCGCCCACTCTCTCTTGCTGCGCCAGTATCATCTGGGTAGCGAGTTGGACTGGGCCTTGTATCAAATCGATTGTGTTTTTATCAGCCATTAGTTTTTGCTCTGCGCCACTTTATTTTGTAATTCCAAAATTTCAAACGCTTGTAGACGTTGTTGCCACAATCCTTGAGATTTCAAAAGGGTCTCATAGGAAATGATATGTGCTTGATATAGTTTATACGCCTCTTGCATGTCCATCATTACCTCCGAATAGTCTGACCTGATGGAACACTCTGCGCTCCACCTGTGGCTCCACCTAGAATCGCACCAAGGCTATCAATCCCACTAGTTCCTTGCGGGAAGACTGAAGGTTTTGCTCCGCCTTCCGTATTAGGATTTGAGGCAACTCGTGCCTGTTGGTTATTCGCTTGACCTAACTGAGGTAATTGAGCCCCACCAGTATTCTGTGAACCAATATTTGCTCCACCTATCGAGGGGGAGATGGCTTCCTGAAGTTGTTGAGGAAGCCCTGAAGCCTGTAATACGGCTTGAGTCTGAGCCATGATGACTTCAGGGGAGTTGGCGATAAACTCTGCCTTCTTGAGCATCTGTTCTTCGAGAGGGTTGGTAATTCCAATTCGGCGCATCGCCTCATACTCGGTGATAAGTCCGGCTGCATGAAGTCGCATAGCCAGCAAGGATTCTCTTTCTCTTTCCTCTGGTGCTTCTGCTTTGATTTGAACAGAGTTTTCATACATGCCCCGGATATCGTCCGGTGAGATGGTTTGGTCGAACGTATTACCTTGTACACGGGCGTAAACGGTTACTCTACCACGGGCTTTGTTCTCTACTAGCATCGCTAGTTTAGAGTTCACTTCCTCGATAGCATGTCTCACACCGTCTGCAACGCCTTGGAACTTCAACCGTCCCATGCCTGCAAGAACGGACATGGCAAATCCTGCCGAGACACCTCTAGGTCTTACCCCTCTGATGACGTTGGGGAAAGTCACACCCTCAATCATGGTCTGTACCACGGTTAACTGTTGGTACAAGTCAGGAGGGACGTTGGGCATGGGTGACATGGCTACTTCCACACCTGGAGGAATGATGTTCTTCCCACCAAACAGTTCGTATCGCTCTGCCGTTTCTTCTGCTAAGCGTTTCGGACCCGTGAAATCTAATGTCCGATAAGCCGTAGTACGGATGATTGCGTTAATCTGTGTAGTTAGACGGGCTTCTTCATCCAACAGATTATGTGCCGGACGGAGCATCCCTCGGTATCTCTCGTGAGGTGGACCATCATCAAAAGTATACGAATTCGCAGGTATGATAGGAGTGTAGGGCATGTGACCATAACCATGCCGAAAAGATTCAAGTTTCTGGTTATCGGCTATGTAGATGCACCATTCGTCATCCCAGTATTCCAACCACTCAACTATCCCAGAGCGCGTACTCGCGTCAGAGGGGACCCACTCAGGGTATCTACGTTGCAAGTGTCTTGTTGGACGACGGTAAAACTCAATGACCCATTTCATGCGGGTACGAGCATCATCCCAAACCATGTTCCTAGGTCGGATAACGTCTATCTCGAAAGGCCAGCGGATATTCCTAACCTCTTGGAATTCCTCTAATGCCTTGCGGTACTTCTCTTCATCGTCGTTGAAGTCTTCTAGGTGAGGGGCGTCCGGCCACTTGTCCGCGTTGTACATGGTCTTCAAGAAACCAATTCCGTATAGGAACGATTGCCTAACAGCCGTTCGTAATACAGGTTTCTTAACCGACAGCCAAACACCAAGGTAGAACTTCTTTAGTCTTTCTGCCCTAGCTCTTGTTCTCGGAGAAGACGGGACATCAATCTGGATGTTATTGATATCGACATGGTCTGTAGCCGTATCGATAATGCCATTAGCAGTAGCAGGCCAGATAGGGTCTATGCCTTCAGGAGCTGGTACTTCCCGATTCTCAAGGATAAAGTCCTCTTCTTCCCGGCAATTGGCGTGGAATTGGACGAAGTATTTATCCCTACCCTGTCTCCAGAGGTCAAGGATATCTTCAAGTTTTGGTTCGTCAGAATCCTCTTGGCCTTCAGGATAATAACCTGGAACCCATGCTCCGGTAGCTCGACCGGCTTCGTTGCCAATATTGTCAGCAATGACCATTATTCAATATCCAATGCTTCTTGGCGTTCTCTCACACGTTGTACCGTCCGTACGTGTGCGCGTCTTTTAACTAAACTAGGTAATCCACCACCCATCATCTCAGCCATCGTTGGTACGTATCTTGACCTATAACTTGATGGTGCGCTTACAGAGGGTATCCCGGCAGGTTCGTCGCACGCAGTAAGTGCAAGAGCCAGAGCAAAAACTTCGTCATCGTGCTCTCCAGGTGGGGCTTCAGCTTTGAATGACCCTCCGGGTAAACGTCTGTATTGAAAGGCTCTAAGTTGCCTGAGTAAAGATGGAATCGAAGGGAAGGTGACGTTTCGCTGCTCTATTGCAACTACTAGAGATTCTAACAGATAAGTCCTTACGCCCGTTCGATTGGCATTATCAGATATGATGAACGGTTCTACAGGTAGATTGGCTTCAGCCATCTGGGAGACGAACATATCTCCACCCATCCCTGTGGCGTCTACGATGAGTCTTGTAATATCCCAATCACGTGCAAGCTTAATGACAGATTCAATGATATGAGTCCATTCTGCGCTTCCGTCCCAGGTCTGATGGAAGATAACCCGTCTTTCTCTCGCATCCATGATGTGTATAACTGTGGGGTCAACTTTTCTTCCCAAGTCAATTCCGGCGATGTATGTAGTTCCGGGAATAGGTTCACGAAGTAACCAACCCTCGATACAAGATTCGATTCCGGAGAAGTAACCTGCATCCTCGTTAAACTCGGCAAGGTACATGCGCCGCCAAGCCCTATCTGGTAGAAGTTCTCTGTGGGATTCGATTTCCGCAAGTTGCGCCTCCGTTAGTAAAGGATTATCAAAGGCTGTGTGGTGGAAGTAGGCTGCATCCTTTAGACCTGCCTGAGCAGCGTTACAGCCCCGTTTGAACCAATGACCTGAATGGAGTGAGGGAATACCCTCATAGGTTGCTTTTCCTTGTCTTCCGGGAGAGGTGAGCATCGGAAGTAACTTTTCAAATGCTTCGTCCAATACGTCTTGAGCTTCCGTTACCCAAAGATAATCCAAACCTGCTGTTTGAAGTGCGGCAGGGTTGTGGGCGGATTTAAGTTCAATCATCCCCCAGGGTCTATTTGGTGGACCCTGAAGAAAGATTATCTTGTCGTCTTCTTTGATGTTCTGGATAAGTTTCTGAGGGATGAACGCCAGTAATTCTGTCCATACTTGGTGGGACTGAGGGAAAGCAGGGACAACAATCCAAGCGTGCCAAGGAGGAACTAGAGATTTATCAGCCGGAGTCTCCCAGGAATCAAACCAGGAGGTCATCATCTCCCAGAAAGCAGAACGGGACTTACCGAAGCGACGACCCTCTTCCTTGTACTTCTTAGAAGCGGGGCTGTCGTGGTATTCCTGCTGTCCGGGATGGGGTTGATAATAATCCGCTAGATTGATTGTTAGTGTGTCAGGCTGGGTCAATGATACGACTCTCTACTGGTTCGTTCTTGCTCCACATCTGGATAGACACGTTGAAGTTCGTTTCTCTACTTTCTTCTTGTACGGCTACACCAGCCATCTCTAGAATCCTGTTAGTAGCCTTGAACTTCACTTCCATGTTCTTCCCCTGCTCCATCATTTCTAGCATGGTGAACATAGCTTGTGGAGCAGCGTCACGAGCGATAGCTAAAGCCACAGCCTCTGGTTGGTCTAGGACTTCTTTGACGATGTCCATGAAGGCTGGGTCAGCTTCTTGTTCCAAGAGCCACTCAGAACTCACCGTTGATATTAACTGGGCTTTCTTCCAGTCTCTATGATAGCAATAATTAGAAATGAAGTGTTTTTGGTCTAGCGTCAAGGAAGAGAACCCTTCGGACAACATGATAGACCGCATCTCTTCCGCAGAGCGTTTCTCAATCTTAGCTAAAGCTGGATGTTCTACTCTCTTAGCCATCTATCTCCTAAGCTTCCCCACACTTGCTATGAATAGAACACACGCCATAAAGAATGCTGCCAGTTAATATCAACGGTGAGTTCTGAGTGGCTCTTGGAACAAGAAGCTGACCCAGCCTTCATGGACATCGTCAAAGAAGTCCTAGACCAACCAGA